CGACACTGTGATACTACCGACTCCGCCCCCACCTTGGTGTACTTCCCGCGATTGCCCGTATTTCGAGGCTGCGCAGATCGGAAGATTCGAGTCGGTAGGCATTGTAGCATAGGAATAAATTAATACCCCGGACTTCACAGTCCCGCTACGACTGCAGTTACCTTAGATAAAGAGATCGGCTATGCCAGTACTGAGGTTCCAAACACCTGCGGCTCCCGCCAGTGCCATTCCCCCTACTCCGGGCACAGCTAGGGATCCTACTGTAAGGGCCCCACTGACAATGCGTTTCACTTTATCCCACGCGGATGCATTCTCTGCACAGGTGACTGCAGTAGGCAGGGAATTAGCAACGTAACGATACAGAGAAAGTGCTACTGGATCGTGACGAGGTGATTCACCTGCGAACTGGTACAGAGATGAGTTGGTTTTAGGCTGTAATTCCATACACACCCACGTCTTCAACAACGCGGTATTAACCGCACCTTCAGGGGTTGACACCTTCATGATAATGGACTTCATATTGCCCAAACCAATCAGATTCTTAGTTGTTGACTCAGCATCCACCAACATCCTGAAGTCCGAGGGTTTAGGATCTGGGGTAGCATCTTCTGAAGAATTGATAAGTCTGTCAGCACATATAAAGTCGTTCCACGCAAAATCACCATTATCAACAGAGCACGCGAATGCTCCATTGATGAATGAGGATGAGTAGTTATCACGAGGGGCAACTTGTGTCACATTCTCGAGTCCAGTTATCCGTTGTATCATAGATCCTGTTATTGAGGGATCAGTGATATTCGATACTAATGTCGAAAGGTTTACATCAGCTTTCCAGACTTGTATACTACCGCTAAATTGCATACTGTTGCTAGTAGGATACAAGCCTGCGGCCATTGAAGCATAACGGAACTTAGTATAATTGTTCTGCGCTGGAAAGCCAGAATGCCCAAAATTAGTTTCATAAGTTGGGTATGCTCTACCAGCGAAGGTTAAGTCCTTTAAAGTTCCAATGTTGACACTCTGTATGAAGAACGCATACCCGGGGATAGGTAGGATCAAAATATAGGTGTCTTTGCCAGATGGAAAGGTGAGAGATGTCGTCATGCAGTCTTTAATATTTAACGTAAGACCATTAAACGCATCAGGTATCCCTTTGCCTGGATCGATGCTAAAATCAGGTGATGCAAAAGCACACTTGAGAAAAGCCTCACCAGCAGGAGACATTAAGACTCGCCTGCCCTTTTTCTTAGATCTTTTAGGGGCAGCGTGAATTCGTTGTTGGTTTGGAGATTTTGCTACAAGCATTCTTGTAGCCGGCACGTTCACAACGGCTAAAGCTTTATTGTTTCTTTTTCCTTTAGTCTTCTTAGTCATTGCATTAATATTCACAATATTAGACGTCACACGTCCAGCCAGGTAACAGATTGTACATGTCATCGAACGGGTCTGACGGTTCAACCATCTCCATAGCCTCAAGTTCAAGTTGTGTTAACACATCTATCCCCCAAGCCTCTTGATAGCTGAGTCTAGACTCCTCTGACACGTCCAACGTTGTATATAATGTTCCTCGATCCTTTCCGAGTGCCTTAACCATGTAATCTAACTCTGTATCCATGACTTTATATCGCTTGTTAACATTTAATTGGGGCACAATGCGTGAGCTCAGGGGTCCCATTACTGGTAATCCCTGGTTGAGTGCACTCTCACACATCATAACCGACTTAATATAACAGGCGTCTTTAGCCATTGGAAATTTCTTAACAGTCCAATTACATCGACTTAACACACGGTCTGGATTTCGGCACATAATATACTTACTGCCATTCCAAACTGGTCTAGTTTGACAGAATTCAACATGTTCAAAACAGTAAGCGAATTCTTCCTTCGTCTTCATACCAAACCGAGAAAAGAGTTTGATATTGAGTTTGTGTCTGTCCTTCTGATCCAACACAACTACACTATCATCCCCATCAACATATACACTTCCTTTGACACCGCACCACTTAAGAACTAACTCAATCATGCTAAGATTCAGTGTGGAATTGTCAAGCCCTGTATTTTGATCGCCTGACATTCGGGTTCCTCTTGTTCTGTACTTCGTTCCATTCTTCGTAATGCCTTTATTGTCTATCTGCATACGCATCAACCACCGAACATAATCATGTTGACCACTATGTTTATAACAAGCACTATTCAGTGCTGTAGCGATCTTGATGAGCTCGACAGACACATGAGCATCAAATTTTGAATGGTCCAAAAGCCAGGCCATTGGGTTCCCATAACTATCCCACATTGCTCGTAAGTCTTTGGCCCTTTGTTCCAAATTCCTACCCTTAGCAAATCTCCTTAGTCCCTCGTGTTTCCTATTGTAAATCTTGTGTTCTATAGGGTATGTGAATTGCGCCAATGTTAACGCATATCTTTTGTCACGATACTGTATACATCTAGGAGCTTTCATTTCATCCGTATGATATTTATCATCCTTCAGAAACATTTTCAATCGAGCATCCCTTGGTCCCAATTCCTCCTCTTTAAGAGAAGCAATTGCTTCCAACGCAGCTTGACGTTTAGCTCCAGAGTATCCATTAGCAACACTCAATTTAGTGATAGGTTCACAGTGTTCAACAAGTGTTAATGCTTGTTGCTTCAGTTTGGTATATACACGTTTGTCAAACCTTGATCCATCATCAACTTGGTGACGATTTTTCAATGCGACTTCCTCATTGCATATGCAAGATTTATGTGTCCATACCACTGATTGGTCCCGAGAATTCCAATCAAATAATTTACGTGTTTGTCTCCTACAATCACATAAATCGTTCTTCACCTTATAACTGCACCCCGGTAACAAGGGCTGTTCACACTTTAATCCGCGTGAACATAAAGCAGGAAGAACGGCGTGGCATTATTGTTTCCGATCTTGTGGGAGGTGTTGATGCTTCATGCCAGCACACCCCATACAAGATAACCACGTCTTGACCGGCGCCAAACCAACCTGACCATCACGTACCATACTGGCATGTGCATTACGTACTTGATTTTGATCATGGTTGGCAAGCCATGTTCGGACACCCATTTCGTTCTCAGGAATGTCCATGGCTTTAGCTACTGCTCCCACTACCATAGTGTGTTGTTCTATATAGTCCATTGCACTACAGTCATGGTCACGTAGAAACTGCTTTGCTTTAGTCACCATGCGACTCATAACAGCTGGAGTTCGCGGCTGTAAGGCGAATTGAAAAATCAAGAAGCCATACAACTCACTATCCACCTGTTTTGCCATCCTAGGTTGCTCCACTATCACAGGGACTGACCGGCCTGGCAAAGCAGCAATCATCGGCCTAGTAGGATTTCTAGACCGTAAATCACGTGAGTTCATTGACACCTTATCAGATCGAATCGTCACAGGGTCTGGGACCTTGATCGGTTTCTCTCCTATAGGATCTCCCTCACCTACCCCCCCCTGATTATGAAGGAGAGTAGCAACTAGACTCGCTCCCTTGCTCCCCGGAAGTTTCCGCAAAACAGGTGGTTTCGGTCTGGCATCTGTAGCAGTAGATTGCTCTCTGGTATTTACAGATTGCCGAACTTCCACACCCGGGCTCTGGACACTTCCTGGGATAGACAATGTTACCGACATGTTTCGCGCTTCGTTCAGCTGACCTGACGTACTGTTGCTGACGCTTCGAAAGCTGTCCAAGGATTGTCTGCCTACGGAATCCTCCCTCCTCCGAGAAGGTGTGGGTGCCGTGGGTTTCTTGCTTTTCCGCGGAAGTAAGGTCTTGGAGGGCGCGGTCAACTTTTCTCTTGGTACGGGACGGTTTCCCGCCCTTACCTGATTTGCTACGCCTTCCAACTTCTTCACCTTGTTCCTGAGAAACACAATTTCCTTTTCTAGCTTCTTCAGCATGTTCCCGTCGCCACGCTTCGAGGATCGCTGTTTGTTGGCTACACGACTTGTCTGACCAGCCTTTGACGTACTGGCCTGTGGCTGTGCCACTTGCAAGTTTGAGATTCTTGTTGGTGATTTGGCACCTTGCTGTACTATCGATTGTTGTTGCATATTCACGTATAACGCTGAGTGTAACTCGACCGATAAAGCTCTTCACAAAAGCTTGAATATCACTATTCATATCAGTTTAGTGCTAATGTAAGAATATCGTAAATATCCTTACGACGAGAGTTTTTGCAGAGGGTTTT